GCTCAACGGACTCTGGACAGATTAGAGAAAATTTCTGAAGAGTGTCCTACTTGTGGGCAATCTATTGATGTTTCTTCCGAAAAAGCAATGATTGAAGGCGAGCGCGTAAAGCGTGATGAAGCTCATGGCAAAGCTATGAAGATTCGTCCTCTGATTCAAGAGATTAAATCAAACAATGCTACTTTTGAAAAGAATGAGAAAGACCGAAAGAATTGGGAAGACTTATATCGCTCGTACGACAAATCTCTGCCAAGTGCTATACTGGAGGAGTCTGAAGTAGATTCAAAAATCGCGGAACTAAAGAGCGTATTATCCGAAGCCAGAACCCAATTGGCAGAAAATGCAGCAGAGAACGAAAGACGAACAAGACTCAATACTCGTATTCAAGTAATACAAGAGCAGACAGCAGAGTTCGTTGAACAGCAAGAAGAATACGATGGAAAGCTTGCAGGCAACCAAAAGCTAGAAACAGAACTTGACATTCTGAAAAAGTCTTTTAGTACAAATGGTTTACTTGCATACAAGATTGAAAACTTAGTCGGAGAACTCGAAGAGTTAGCAAATGAGTACTTGGCTGAACTCTCTGACGGCAGGTTTACACTAGAGTTTGTCGTATCAAACGATAAATTAAATGTAGAAATTACTGATAATGGTAATGTAGTAGATATTCTAGCACTTTCATCTGGCGAGTTGGCGAGAGTAAATACTGCTACTTTGATAGCTATTCGTAGATTAATGAGTAGTATATCGAAGTCTAAAATCAATGTATTGTTTTTAGATGAAGTTATTAGTGTTCTTGATGATGCCGGAAAGGAGCGCATAGTAGAAGTTCTACTACGAGAAGATATGAATACTTATCTAGTTTCTCATGGTTGGTCTCACCCACTGTTAGAGAAGATCGAAGTAGTCAAGGATGGAAACACTAGCGTATTGGAGTAAGGATGAGCGCAGGTAGACGAAGAATGTGGTGGGCACAACAAAATCACTGGGATCAGTTAGCATCAGATCCCAAGAAGAACGAAGAGGACGAAGATGGTAGATTCGAGAGCGAAGGGAGCGAGAGGCGAGTACCTAGTGAGGGACATGCTGAGGGAAGCGACCGGACTGAAATTTGAGAGAGTGCCTGCCTCTGGCGCTCTTGAGTACCTGAAAGGGGACTTATATGTCCCCAATCAGAGAAATCATTATTGTATAGAGGTAAAAAATTACAAAGATTCACCGCTGACTGATAAGATATTCACACAACCGAAAACAAATAACATTATCAGATGGTGGAAGAAGATTGTAATACAAGCAGCAGGTGGCGATCAAAAGCCCTTGTTATTCTTTAAATATGACCGATCTAAAGTATTTGTAGTAACAGAAAACAAACCAGAGAACACTATAGAGTATTTGTATATTCGTTTTCTAAACTGTTATGTACTACTAGCAGAAGATTGGTTGAAATCAGAAAAGACGGAGTTTATAGGTGGCTTTTAATTTTAACGAACGCAACCAAGATGGTGTACTCATAGTAGATGCACTAAACTTAGCTTTTCGGTGGAAACATCAAGGCAGAACAGATTTTCGTGATCAGTATGTAGAAACAGTAAAATCTCTAGCAACCTCCTACAACTGTGGTAAGGTTATTATCACAGCAGATTGGGGATCATCGAGTTATCGAAAAGAGATATTACCAGAGTACAAACAGAATCGAAAAGATAAGTATGCTGAACAAACTGAAGCAGAGAAGCAAGCATTTATTGACTTCTTTGAAGAGTACGAAGAAACACTAGAATTACTATCAGAGAGCTTTGAAGTTCTTCGTTACAAAGGTGTAGAGGCAGATGATCTTGCTGCCCACCTCGTAAAGCGTAGAAAAGATTATGGATTAGAAAACATCTGGCTAGTATCTAGTGACCGAGACTGGGACTTATTGATTCAGGACGGTGTAAGTAGATTTTCTTACGTTACTCGAAAAGAGGTAACAATAAACAACTGGCATGAACACTATGAAGTTAAACCCGAGGAGTATATCTCTTTTAAGTGTCTAACAGGCGATAAAGGTGATAATGTTCCAGGTATTAACGGCATAGGGCCGAAAAGAGCACAACAACTTATAGAACAGTATGGCGATGCCATGTCAATTTATGATTGTATACCTATTAATGGAAAATACAAGTACATACAAGAATTGAATGAAAACGCAGAAGTACTACTAAAGAACTATGAGTTGATGGATTTAGTAACATATTGCGATGACGCAATAGGCAAGGACAATGTGTCCAATATTGAGGAGAGAATGGTATAATGGATCAGTATCAAAGTTTTATTCATAAAAGCAGATACGCAAGATGGCTAGAGGATGAAGGCCGCAGAGAGACATGGGATGAGACGTGTAGTCGCTATGTTAATTTCTTTAAAGAAAGAGAACAGTTAGACGACGAAAGTGGTCAGGAAATCTGGAATGCCATTAATGCTTTAGAAGTCATGCCTTCTATGCGTTGTATGATGACAGCAGGTGAAGCGTTGAAACGTGATAACGTAGCAGGCTTTAACTGTAGTTATTTGCATATCGACCATCCACGAGCTTTTGACGAGCTAATGTATGTATTGATGTGCGGAACAGGTGTAGGTTTCAGTGTAGAGCGTAATTTTATTGCGAAACTACCTGAAGTAGCAGAAACATTCCACAAAACAAGTTCTACAATCGTAGTAAGCGATAGTAAGCTAGGATGGGCGAGTGCATTTCGTGAGTTGATTGCTATGCTATATGCAGGTAAATTACCTCAGTGGGACATGAGCCGAGTACGTCCAGCAGGTGCTAGACTTAAAACTTTTGGTGGTAGAGCAAGTGGCCCAGAGCCTTTGCAAGACTTGTTCCGTTTCTGTGTAGAAATATTCCAGAAAGCAAAGGGACGTAAACTTACAAGTATTGAGTGTCATGATGTCTGCTGTAAGATTGCTGATATTGTAGTAGTTGGTGGCGTTCGTAGGTCAGCTTTGATTAGTCTTTCTAATCTTTCAGATCAGCGTATGTCAAAAGCTAAATCAGGTCAGTGGTGGATTGACCAAGGCCAGCGTAGGCTTGCAAACAATTCTGTAGCATATACAGAGAAGCCTGACTTCGAAGCCTTCCTAACCGAGATGAAGAATCTATATGAGTCTAAGTCTGGTGAGCGTGGGTTGTTCAGTCGCGTAGCGGCACAGAAGATTGCAGCACGTAACGGTCGTCGTGATGCTGAACACGATTTTGGTACTAACCCTTGTTCCGAGATTATCCTACGAAGCAACGAGTTTTGTAACTTGTCAGAAGTAGTTGTACGAGCAGACGACACGTTAGAAACATTAAAAGAAAAAGTACGCAAAGCAACAATCATTGGTACACTACAATCGACTCTTACAGACTTTAGGTATCTACGTGTGCGTTGGAAGCGTAATACTGAAGAAGAAGCATTGTTGGGAGTAAGTCTAACAGGTATCATGGATCATGCAGTCCTAGGAAACCCTGACTCAGACATACTGCCAGAATGGTTAGAGGAAATGAGAGATGTTAGTATTGAAACAAATAAAGAGTGGGCTGCAAAACTTGGCGTTAATCAGTCTGTCGCTATTACGTGTGTTAAGCCAAGTGGTACTGTTTCTCAGCTTGTTGATAGTGCTTCCGGTATTCATCCTCGCTTCTCTAAGCATTACATTCGGAGAGTACGTTCGGATAAGAAAGATCCACTTGCTCTCTATATGGAACAAGCAGGATTCCCTATGGAACAAGACGTAATGTCTCCTACCTCTGTAGTCTTTAGCTTTCCTGTAAAGTCTCCAGAAGCAAGTACTTGTGTACGAGACGTAGGTGCAATGCATCAGCTAAGGTTATGGAAAGCTTATCAGAATCACTGGTGTGAACACAAACCGAGTGTGACTGTATACTACACTGATAGTGAATACTTGCAAGTATCACAGTGGATTTGGGATAATTTTGATCTATGTTCTGGTATTAGTTTGCTTCCGACAAGTGACCACACTTATCAGCAAGCTCCATACGAAGATATAAATGAAGAAGAGTACCAAAAGCTTGTGGCGGCTATGCCACAAAATGTAAACTGGGAAGATTTAGCTCAGTTTGAGAAAGAAGATAATACAACTGGATCCCAAGAACTTGCCTGTGTTGGCGGTGCTTGTGAGATCGTATAAGGAATATAAAAATGAGTGAACAACAAGAACAAGACCCTCGTTTTGGTAGTGAGTTAAGCTACTTAGGTATGCTTGACGATCTTGCCAGAAATAACGTGGAGCAAAATGATAGAGTAGAAAGTTTTGGTAGTAATATCTGGTTTCCAGACATTTCACTATCTTTCCCTAACTTTGGTAACTCTGAGTTTAATAGAGCAGATGCAAAGAAAGATGCACTGTATATTAACGAAGATTGTCCAGAAATACAGACTTTCAAAAGAGAAGGTCTAATGGACATAAGAGTCAATATAGAAGAAATTAATCTAGTTGACGAGTTTCCAGAGGCAGTGTGCAAGTATGCCCTAGCTTTTGAGAATATGTGTACTAAAGCAGGTATCAAACCTGGAGTTATTCAGTTCAATTTAGGTATTGTCTGGGCAACGGAAGAGCAGGTGGAAAGCATAGCAGAAATGCTACAAGCACAGATTACTTTTCCAGTACATCCATAACGAAGAAAGCCCCTTTAATCAGGGGCTTTTTTTCTGTCTATCATCATCTGCCTTAACTTTCCTACCCTTACCTTTGTAAGATTACCTAGTTTTTCTACTATCTCTTTTTCTCTTTCGTCTAAACCTTCCGTATAGGGTAGTAGCTTATCAAAACAACATCCAAACGTCTCTCTTACACTAGCTTTTCCTGAGTATAGGTGAGTAAGATAGTTATGCACAGAGGCGTCCTCTCCCAAAGACGCATATGCCAGTATATCTTTTCCACCCATACAAGTTCCTAGTGTTGGATCATCTCTATGATTCATATATCTTGGCATATACAATATCTTTTTTCCAAGTAAAAAATTAATATCTTTTTTAGGTATCTTTTTCCATTTTACAGGGTTAATAATAAAAATAGACATATCCACAACTCCGTCATGCAAACGACTTTTTATGAGTTCATAGTTCCGTTTCCATCTAGGGTGATCTGCAAAAACTGCTTCTCGACTCATTGCCAAGTGTTTAGTTTCCAGCACTTTAGGGTCTGGTAAATCTCCTTCTTTTATATTCAGTATAATACCGCCTGTAACTACCATAGTAGGCTCTGTGCACAGTTTTAAAGCTGTCTGAATCCTGCCCTCTCCCATAGGGGCAGTCACGTATTTTGCCTCAGGCATGTTTTGTTTTATAGAGTTTACAGTAAGGGCTGTAAACTCATTTTCAATTACGAGGTATTGCATGGGGGTTTGCTTTCCAAAAATTAAAATAATAGTTTATTCTTTCTTGCGGGTTGTCTATAAAGTAAGGAATGATACCGGAATACTTTGAGGAAAGTAATCTCTTAAATCTATTCACGCTAGGCATATCATCCTTACCCCAGATTGCTCTGTAGATTGCTCCGTAAGTAGTCTGTAAATCAGGTTTTGAGTCAAAAGTGTATACTGTTTTCCCTTTCGCAATTGCAAGCAAGCCCATTTCAGAGTTGCTACAACAACCTACAATATCAGCCTCATCCAGAAGTTTATGGCCAGACAGTTTCTTGTCTATAACATTCTCTCTACCAAACTCTGATTTGAGATATGCTACCATTCCGGGAGCTGTTAAAGGATGGCATTTTAGTACAGCACCTTGTGCCACTGCCCTTTTAGCTTTATCGTAATTTAAAACTTTGTCTATGATATTAGTACCTGGGAGAAAGATTACAAACTTATGCTGCTTTTGTTTTCTTTTGCTAAGTCTATACTTATCGTGACTATTATCACGGAGTTCGTTAAAAATAGCTAAACCTTCTTCGCTTATAGGCTCTTTGGCTGCTAGTCTCATTGTACGATTTGCTTTCTCGTAAGACGCGACACGTATCATTATACATTTAGAAAAACAATCGGTGTACGTATACCCAGCAATTTCTTCTTCCGCAATATCGTACCAGACATCGTATTCTAAAGGTGTTCCCCAATTTCCTCGGGCAGGAAGCAGCTCTTTCAGTTTTGTAACTTCATCGTTTTCGTCTGTACGCATTATATTACCAGACTTAAAGAAGTGTGCTGCCTTATTTCCTAGCTCATCTTTATCTGCTAGTCTTTTAAGCCCCATCCTGTAATTCCTCAAGCTGAGTCTCTAAATCTTCCATTCGCTCTTCCATTTCTACGAAGTGCTCCATGACTATTTCTAAAGTTGTTTCTATTTTGTGGTTTAATTCTTTGAGGGTTATTCCGTCCATTGTGATCCATCCCAATATCGTGAGTTGTGTGCAGAAGAAGATGAAACCTCGGTCTCAACTCCTGTACTTGTGATACGCTCATAAACAACTGTGTTTGTTCCGAACGTAGTAGTGGTAGCTCTTGAAGTCGATTTGCTCGTTTCAAAAGTAGTTGTACGCGTAGTAGTAGTACTACGAGTAGTATTATAAACTGTAGAGAATGCAGTAGTTGTAGTAACTTGCGTGCTCTTAGAAGTAGCAAACGTAGTAGTATAAGTACTGGTAGTGCTTTTAGTAGTAGCTCTGGAGGTATCGAATGCTGTAGTGGTACTTTTACCCGTAGTTACAGTCGTATTAAATACAGTAACAAATGCACTCGAAGTAACTCTAGAAGTTCCTCCTGTTGTATCATATACGGTGCTTGTCTGATGATCAGTGCCTCTACTGGTTGCAGTATTAAATACAGAGGTAGTGGACTTGCTAGTGCCTCGGTTAGTATTAAAGACAGTGGTATACTGGCTACTAGTGCTCTTTGTTGTACTTCTGGAACTATCAAATACAGTTGTAGTATCAAAATTAGTAGTTCTGGATGTGGCAGTAGAGAATGCAGTAGTTGTGTCTTTAGTTGTACCTCGGCTCGTTGCGAAAGTAGTAGTATAGGTGCAACCAGTTTCATTCGTAGTAGTTCTGCTAGTTATAAACGTAGTTGTAGTGTCTTTCGTAGTAGAACGAGATGTAGTAGTATTAAATGCGGTAGTCGTACTTTTCGATGTTACATTACTAGTATTAAATATAGTAGTATATGTACTAGTGGTCGTTTTCGAAGTACCTTTACTTGTGGCAAAAGTAGTAGTATACGTACTAGTAGTTGTTTTACTAGTAGCGGTTAGGAATGCTGTCGTAGTTGCCTTTGATGTTATATTACTGGTACCAAATGTAGTAGTATATGCAGTAGTATACACACAGCCAGTACTTTTGCTTGTAGCGAACGTAGTATTGAAAGTAGTAGTTGTACTTTTACTTGTAGCTGTCGCAAAAGTAGTAGTAAACGCGGTAGTAGTACTTTTACTTGTTGCAAAAGTAGTAGTAAACGTAGTAGTATAAGCAGTTGTAGTAGCAAGCGTAGTATTAGTATTAAACGCAGTATTTGTAGCCCTAGTAGTCGTAGTGCCAAATGTAGTAGTAAATGTAGTAGTTGTACTTAACGACGTATTAAAAGTTGTAGAAAACGCAGTGGTATACGTAGTCGTTGTACTACGAGTAGTTGTAGTATTAAACGAAGTAGTAGTGCTTTTACTAGTACCGAAAGTAGTAGTAAAAGATGTAGTATACGCTGTGGTTGTACTTTTACTCGTTGCTGTAACAAAAGCAGTAGTAGTACCTCGACTCGTTCCTGTTGCCTTACTTGTGTTATAGGTTGTGGTAGTACTCTTACTTGTGTCAAAAGTAGTAGTCGTACCAAAAGCAGTAGTAGTAGCTTTACTGGTAATTGTATTAAACGTAGTAGTTGTTGTATACGCTGTAGTTGTACTTCTATTAGTTGCAAACGTAGTAGTACGACTCGTAGTAGTACCTCTACTTGTAGCAGTGCCAAACGTAGTAGTTGTTGTATACGCTGTGGTTGTACCGAAAGAAGTAGTTGTAGTAAATGTAGTTGTACGACTAGTTCCTGTTGCCCTGCTTGTAGTAGTGCTTCTGGACTCTCCTGTGCCTCTAGAAGTGCCCCTGCTTGTAGTAGTGCTTCTGGATTCCGCAGTACCTCTAGAAGTGCCTCTGCTTGTAGCAGTGCCTCTAGATTCTGCTGTTCCTCTACTTGTACCGCGAGAAGTAGTAGTGGTTCTAGATTCTGCTGTTCCTCGTGATTCCGCTGTACCTCTACTTGTGGCAGTGCTACGGCTTGTTCCATGGCTTTTTGCAGTTCCAAAGGTAGTGGTAGTACCAAAAGTTGTACTCCAGTAGGTAGTATAACTAGTAGTGAAAGCAGTAGTTGTTCCTTGACTTACTGCTGTTTGGTGTCGTACATCTGCGTAGTATGTAGTCGTTCTACTTGTGTTTCTACTGGTTGCTCTTAAAGTACCCCTGCTTGTATGGCTACGAGAATAGTAGTATGTAGTATACGCGGTATTGTAGGATGTAACATATGTAGTAGTCTGCGAGACTAAACTGTTATAAGCGGTCTGTCGGGAGAATACTGTAGTAGTGCCTCGGCTTGTACCACGAGATGTACCACGAGATGTACCACGAGACGTAGTAGTACCTCTGCTCGTACTACCTGTATAGTATGTAGTATATGCAGTAGTAGTACCAAATGTAGTAGTAGTTGTATACGAAGTAGTAGTTGTGTACGCTGTAGTAGTGCCGAATGCAGTCGTAAACGAGGTTGTAGTTGTATACGCAGTCGTGGTACTAAAAGTTGTGGTAAATGCAGTTGTAGTTGTGTATGCAGTCGTGGTAGCAAAAGTTGTAGTAAATGAACTTGTAGTAGTATACGCAGTCGTAGTAGCAAAAGAAGTAGTGGTATTGAAAGATGTTGTACGACTCGTAGCCGTTCCTCGACTCGTAGTAGTACCCCTACTTTCGCCAGTACCTCTTGAAGTAGCTGTAACAAATACAGTAGTGGTACCAAAAGTTGTACCTCTACTTGTATTAAACGTAGTAGTTGTGCTTCTACTTTCTCCAGTGCTTCGACTTGTAGCGGTAGCAAAAGCTGTTGTTGTGCTTCTCGAAGTACCGGTAGTTCTGCTTGTGGCATATACAGTGTTGGAGGCACGAGTTGTAGTAAAAGTAGTCGTCGTGTTAAAGGCTGTCGTTGTTCCTCGGCTTGTAGTTGTTCCGAATACTGTAGTAGTACCTCTACTGGTAGCACGACTTGTGCCTCTCGACGTAGCATATGCTGTAGTAGTGCTTCGGCTTGTACCCGTAGCAAAAGCAGTAGTAGTGGCTTTACTAGTAACTCGGGAAGTACCTCTACTAGTATCGTATACAGAGGTTGTTGCTCTGGAGGTTGACTTACTTGTTTGAGTAACAAAAGCTGTTGTTGTACTACGTGAGGTTCCTGTTAGGAATGTAGTAGTGGTAGACTTACTGGTGCCTCTACTTGTGCTTTTTGAGGTATCAAAAGTAGTAGTCGTTGATCGACTTGTACCTCTCGAGGTCTGTGTATTAAATACAGTGGTAGTTGCACGAGACGTACTTCGAGAAGTATCAAAGGTCGTAGTCGTGTTTACAGTAGTAGACTTAGAAGTACCTCTTGAAGTATTAAAATTAGTTGTATACGTAGTTGTAGTACTACGAGTAGTCGTAGTATTAAACGTAGTAGTCGTATCTATCGTTGTAGATCGAGTAGTATTAAAAGTCGTAGTATAAGCAGTAGTAGTATCTATCGTGGTAGATCTAGTAGTGTTAAACGTAGTAGTATACGTGGTTGTAGTAGCTCTGCTCGTACCTGTAGCAAATTCAGTATTGAACGTAGTAACAGTGCTTTTTGTAGTATTAAAGCTAGTAGTGTACGTGGTCGTGGTATTTCGTAGAGTAGTTTTACTCGTGTTGAAAGTAGTCGTATACGCAGTAGTGGTAGTACGAGTAGTAGTAGTATTAAAGGTAGTAGTAAATACTGTATTAGTTGTTTTACTAGTTGCGAAAGTCGTAGTAAATGTAGTAGTGGTATCTACCGCAGTGGCGCGAGTAGTCTCAAACGTTGTTGTAAACGCAGTAGTAGTAGCCACACTAGTAGCAGTGTCAAAAGTAGTGGTAAACGCAGTAGTAGTATCTTTCGATGTAGCAAAAGTAGTATTGAAAGAGGTAGTGGTATTTACTGTAGTACCACGAGTTGTATTGAAGTTACTCACATAAGTAGTGGTTGTACTTGCAGTTGTACCGAATGTAGTACTGTAAGCGGTAGTGGTAGACTTGGAAGTAACAGCAGAAGTATCATACGCAGTAGTAAACGTGCTACTTGTGCTTCTGGTAGTACCTCTGATTGTATCAAATCCCGTAGTAGTACTAATATTGGTACTTGCACTAGTGTCAAAGGTAGTCGTAAAAGTAGTTGTAGAGCTTCTAGAGGTATCGGTAGATCGGCTTGTATTGTAAATAGCATTCCATACAGTATTCAGACTTCCATCTGTAACTTTCTGTACGACATAGTTTACAAACCGCAACGTTCCCGCTGCAGCTTTAACTACTATTTGCTCTGGTTCTTGTACTGCGGAACCATTCCAAACCTTAATAGTCATCTTAGACTACATACCAAACATAACCTACGGGCTTATTCGTTCCGTCCGATGCTTGAGGAGTGGTTCCTGTAATTTCAGAAGTTTTATTCACCCACACAATAGAATTGGCTCCGTCTTTCATATACATACGACCATCCGCAGTATTGATAGCAACTTCACCTAATGCTAGTTGTGAGTGAGTGGGGATAGCGCCCGCTGTGGACGAACGCTTTAGTTTAATCGTCTGTGCCATTTGGCTCTCCTATACCTTGCGTATGTACGCTAGAGATTTATTTTTTAGAATGTACCGCCGTCAATTGCACCTGTATAAGTGCTTCCAAAGTTTGCGGCAGTTAATATTACGGAAGTTGCACTTCCATTGCTCACAGTCCAGTTATCGTTGCCTTCGTTCCAAAGAAGCGATACATTTGTCGCAGTTCCTCGTTCAACTTCGATACCAGCATTTGCAGAAGGAGTACCTGTTTCGTCTTTGTTAAGTACCATGATGTTATCACCAATGGCAACAGTAGTAGAATCAACAGTAGTTGTCGTACCTTCAACTGTAAGATTACCCGTAATTGTAGCATTACCAGCAACCGAGATATTCGTAGAAGTAATGTCATCAGAAGTTAGAGTACCATCAACAGTAACATTATTGAACTGTACGTTAGAGTTGGTAGCAACTGCCTGTCCGATTGCAAAAGAAACCGCATTGTTACTAACAGTTGTGGCAACACCTGTTCCGCCTGTAAGTGTTAAAGTTTCACCATTATTGAAAGTATCGTTGGTACCGCTGTCTGCCGCTAGAGTAAAACTAGAAGAAATACTATTAGTACTAACCGCTGTAACAAGACCTTTTGCATTTACAGTGATTGCAGGAATTGCCGTTGCAGTACCAAAAGATCCTACATTACTGTTAACAGTAGCAAGAGTACCTGCCGCTGTAACATTACTAGAGCCGTTAAAGCTAGGAGAAGTATATGCTAAGTCTCCTGTGATTGCAATTGTTCTGCCAGCAGCAAGAGTTGTGGCAGTATCAGCATTACCAGTTACATCACCAGTTACATCACCAGTTACATCACCAGTGAAAGTTGCTGAGATTGTACCTGCGGAGAAGTTTCCTGAACCGTCTCGCAGTACTAATTTACTTGCAGTGTTCGCACTTGCGGCACCATCAATGATGCCTGTGTAATATTGACCACCAATAGCAACAACACCTGTGGTGCCGTCGGGGTGTCCGATAAATAGTTTATTACTGTCTGACTTACCTGAATATGCTAATTCACCTGCGGTAAGGCTTGAGGGGGTTGTAGTACTAGTACTACGCTTGATTTGAATTGTTTGAGCCATTTAGGGTCTCCGGGATTAGCCTTAAAAGGCTCCTGCGTCAAGTGTGTCAGAATCTCCACCAGCTGAACCTACCATTATAGGTACCCACTGATATACTCCGGTGCTTGTCTCGCGATATATTTTATATTGATTATCATCTGTATCGTACCATGTGTCCCCTTCATTGACTTGAGACCCCGTTGGTGTGTTGTCTTGTTGGAACGTAGAACCTGCAAGTTCTTCAATAGCAGTTTGCACGTTTGTAGCACTTAAACCTGATACACTGGAAATACCCATTGCTGTTGCATTAGTATTTGCAATAGCTACTCCTGCTGCGGTAATAGTTGTACTTCCACCCGTAACTTCGATGCCGTTCTGTATAGGCGTTGCGGTAATTGTAATTGCCATTATCGGGTAACCTCTTGAGTGAGGTCTACAGACCCTTGAATTAATCTAGTTACACTGGCATTGTTAGCGGTAAAGATTTCTAAATCATAAACGTAAGTACCTGCGGTTAACGGGCTGCTCACTGAATTTGCTAAAGACATTGTAATTGTTCCGTCTGCTGGAGTATTAATAGCGCAATTAAAAGTAGCCGCAACTGAGGAAGCTGTCTTTGAAGTTCTCATTTGAGCACGCGCAGAGTAGCCTGTCAGGTTTTTAACTGATCCGTTGTCTTTAACAGTAAAGTTAATGGCAAAGTCGGAACCTTGGTCAATAACTAGGTTGTAGCGGGCTGCACTCATTTGATTTCCTCCATTACAGAATTATAGCTAACTTGGGGTGTTATGTCAAGAATTATTTTTTTCATGGTTATTCCCAGTCTACTCTATTTTCGTAGTCATTCCACCAAAATCCTTTTTCTTGATTTTCTTCATCTTCTAAAAACTCGTCTTGTGCTAGAGTATTCTTTATATCATCCAATGTAAAAGCTAAAAAAGCTAGTACCTGCTCCTCCTCTATATCGGTTATAGGTACTTCTAAGTTTAACCCTTCATGTGTGAAGCAAGCAAAAACTACAGAATCTTCTGTTCTTGTTGTATATTCAATCATTATATTTTCCTATGCAAAAGTAATTGTCGAACTTGTTCCGTTGGGGAATAGGGAGGCGGTAGTAGACCACTGCCAATATGAGTAACTAGCACCAGACACATGGGTGGCAGAAGTCCTATAAAAAGTCAGATTTAAAGAACCCTGAACAATATTCATAGAAGTCCATCCACTATTTGTTTGTGGACCATTTACTCTTAAAAATAACTTATTATGAAGGCTCGTGCTGGCGGTGCTAGTGTTTTTGTAGATTCCTAAAATAGTCGCTCCGCTTTTCAGAGCAAAAGTAGTAGGACTTAAAGTACCGTTCTGCGAAGTCGGGCTGCCATAAAAAGGCATATATCCGTAGTAGTTTGTATATGTAGAAGAGCCTCCCGACCTGGAGCTAAATGTAGTTTGTTGGAAACCTGCTGTTAAAGTATGTATATTAGGATTAGTTGAAGATGCCTCGAAAAAATCACCAATATCAATAGCAGTTTGATCTCCTGTAGGGATAGTATAACCTGACCCGGGTGTTAGCCCTCTAATGTCGCTATCATTTAAAGAGCAAGTGGTACCAGAAGTACCTCCTGCCTCTATATGAATTTGATTTAAAGATAGACTATTCCCTGCCGCTGGTAGTGCCATTATTCTTCTCCTTCTTTAGCTCGTTAATCTCTTCTTTGAGTTCTTTAATTGCTTCTACTAAAAGACCTACAACATTGCCATAAGCTACCGACTTTATACCTGTTTCCTCATTGGTTTCTACAGCTTCAGGCAACACTGCCTCTAGTTCTTGGGCGATGAGTCCCGTCTGTCTAGGAATAGCTTCTTTGTCGATTCTGTCAAAAGTAACACCTCTTAGTTTACTGACTTTATCTACGGCATTATCAATAACTTCTATATTTTCTTTAAGACTTATATCTGAGTAAGCTGTTACATTTCCTGTAAAGACACCTGAGCCTGCTGCTAGATTAAACGTAATGGTATCATTGCCATCACCAGTCTTTCCTAGTCTAACGTAATCATATCCTGTGCTTACTTCAACTAACTCCATCATTGTAGCATTACCGGCTAGAAAACTTATTTTGTCGTTGGTGAAAGATATCTTAGTATCTCCATCATCGAGCTGTTTTAAGTCTCCTTTGAACCTAATGTCTCCATTATTATCAAATGAATGATGTGCATCAAGATTGTCCTGCAATTGCAAGGCATCACCATTCAGTCCAATCACCATCCCGTTAGAGTTGCTACCTAGATTCACATTAAAAATATTAGTACCCGTACCATAGTTACCATAGTTTACGGTGGCAGTGTCTGTTCCCCAGTTAAACCCACCTGTAAAAGTACCTCCTGTAACAGGCATATACTCTGTATTAAAAGTAGAATCTTTAACGTGAGGTGGACTAATATTTGTATTAATAGTATAACCAGCACCTGCTGTACCTCCTGTCGAAGAACTAGAACCTACAGTGTACACTCTATCTGCATTTTTTGCAAAAGCCTGAGCAGGGTCGTTCGAGGAGCCGCTACCATACTTATGGAAGGTATAGCCTCCAGTATAAGACCCGGCAGTCCATACAATTCCTGAATTACCGGAAGTACCTGAAGTATCATCTATTCTAAATAAGTAAGTACCTGCTGATAAATTTCCTGAACCTGTTATAGTGCCTTTTAAGCCGCCTGTTGCAGATACTGCTCCTTTATTACTAACAATATGTGCTACGTATCTGGTACCGCCCGAGCGAGCATCATAAGAATCTCCATGAACAAGATACTGAGAGGCGCTTGTAGTAGCATTGGCGTCTGTACTAGATAGTCTACTAAAAGTTTGAGCACCAAATAAACTCCAAGATGCTCCATTATTAGTAGAGTACTCAACATTTACTTTAATGGCTGAAGGTAACGCATTCATAACGTCAGTTACACTTGTAGATACGTCACTCACATAGGGATTTCCTAGAGGTACTTCATAACCAATTTGTACGTTTTGAGCAGCCCCTAGTTCTACTTTGATATGACCGGAAGCGTGAATAGAGGTAGTAACACTATCTGTAAAATTCCCTACCAAGTTCTGAATCTGAGCTAGTACGGGTCCACCTAATAAGTTTTCTGAGTCAAATACAATAGCACCTGCAGTATCAGTAAGCTGATAAGACCGCATAGTTACATTACCGTTCTTTTCTACACCAAAAGGAGGAGGAGCGTCTGTAGTCACTGGATCATCATCTGTAGGAGCATGACCTGCATAAATAACATAATCATCTTCAGACCTGGAAGATAAAGTCACACTTTGATCTATGTTATTTCCGAGATCAGAACCAAGTCTTAATATAGTGTCTTGGCTAGTGGTCATGGCATCATCACCGAACGTAAATCCGCCTATAATACCAGTAGAAGACCTAAATTCACCTGCCTGTGTTACTCTAAAAGGTGCTGTTGCTCTGTTGGCAAAAGCTGCCCCCGAAAAAACTCTAATATCGGTTTCTGCAGTTCCTACTCCTGATAAGCCTGCTCGGTTAGTTCCGCTAGTTCCTACTGTAACAGAGCTGCCTGCGTTGATCTTACCTCCATCAATAGTTGAGGTGTTGGCTCCACCAATATGGTCTGCGACATCTGCTGCTTCCATAAAACTACTTACATCTTGGTGAGTGGTAAGAGGCGTAATGGTATCATTGCCGTCCCCTAACACACCTGCTGAAGTAAAGGTAACTAGACCTGAGAATCCTATAGCTTGAGTTGAATCACCGAAAGTTATACTTTGAGAACCTCCAAAAGAAGACTCGGTAATAGTCGCAAAAGAGTAGTAGTATTTATTAGAGTTACCCGAAGCATACGTTGGTGCTCCATGCTGCCATCCAGTTTTTATAGTCCCAAAAGTACTAGTTGCAAAGTTAAATGTGTGAGTATCGGAAGTAGTTGGCTTTGCAGGAGTACTTCCATTAGTTACAGCAGCAGAATAATGCAACTGTACTGTAGCTGTTCTAGGCCCTGTTTTTATTTCTGCAACTAGCCCGTTGAAAGTCCAAGCAGTATCGCCTCCAGTTAATGTGAAAGTTCGTTGCCCTGAATAAACACGATCGCCTTCAACACTTATAGAAGGATAAGCAATAGTCCAACCGTCTAGCTCATTTGTAGGATTCGAATGGGTTTGATCTGTTGCATCATTGCCAGAAGTAAATGTAATTGCTGTAGGCGCTGCTACTCCTGCGGCGAATTTTTTATAGACTATGACTGTTTTTTCATCTACGGCAGGAGTACCAGGAGCTCCGTCCGTTGTTCTAGTTAAAGACTGGAATCTAATAAGGGAGAAAGATGTTCCGTCTGCTCGCTTACCTGTTATAGTATATTTTACGAGTGCCGTAGCTCCTGTTATTCCTGTGATCGGGCCAAAGGTTGCCGAAAGAACATTAGAACCTTCACCAGTTAAACTACCTGGAGTACAGTTAGTAGAGCCTGTAGTAACAACTTTATAATGACTGGCAGCGGTGCCTGTATTATCGTGGTCTAGTTCTGTTGTCCCCTCGAAGACTCTAATAGTATTTCCTGAGCCTGTGAAGTCAGGTGTAGCCGTTGCCGAAGCTCTAGGAATTGCATGAGCTTCGTTTGTCATAACTACAGTTAGTGCATCTATTGCGTCAACACCTGGCTTAATTGAAGGAATAGTAAGAACATCTCTAGCTTCTTCGGAGCCAGAGCTACCCTCTTTAACCTGTACAGTAAAAGTAATAGGGTCTGCATTGTAGCTTGTAGGTATACTATACGTGGCTGTTTTGGTATTTGCGGTAGTGCCATCAACCCAGTCTATTGTAGTAAAAGAGCCATCATCTGCTGTAAACCTGAAGTATCCATCATCGAAGTTTTTCGATTCCGCAGTTAAAGTAATAGTTTGATTCGCGGCAGTAGTTCCATCTGCAGCATACTCTATAACTGATTTACTAGCGCGCAAAGATACTACTTTTGCAGCATTACCTGTGGCTCCATCTTGTCGTCTTGCAACAATAGAAGCGGCTGACCAACTAGCTTCTTGAGGGGCTAAACCATCGTTGGTAAAGATACGAGTTATAGCATAAATAATATCGCCATTGGCTTGTAGTCCAGGATTTGCTAACTGCCACCCTGTGGCTGCTCCATTTGCAGGGTCGTCAAAAGTACCTGCAGTAGTATTAATAGTGCCGGCTGCTCCATTATTAGTAGCTCTGTAGTATAAAGTTCTGGTAACACCTTGTTGTGCTTGGACATTTGCGTCCAACGACATATAAGGCTCCATCGAAAATACTTTATTGGCTGCTCCATTATCTGTAGCGTAAACTTTGGCTATAATAGTTTCATTATCAAAATCAAATCTATGATTGTTAGTCTGAGCGGTTATACCCGATCCGTCTGGTAAAATTCTATCAATATAAACGGCTGTGTCACTAACTACCGAGGTAACTATAGCTGCTACAGTAGATGTTGTTTGTAGAAGTGCTCCTACTACTAGTTCGGAAGTAAAACTTGTACCAGAACCTGTAACAGTAGAACCCGATACACTTATAGTACCTGTAAGATTCGTTAAACCAGTTGTATTACTACCGTCCCCCGCATCATACCAATATGGAACACGGTGATTTGGTGTTTTATTATATTTAAGTAGTGTGAGGTTATCAGTGGCTACAGCTGAGTTTAAAGATACATAATAATGCCTGTCAATAAAAGTACCAGACTCTGAAGAAGCTACTGCGGCTGTTTCCGCAATTCCTGATACATCTTGTTGATATGTAGAAGCTGCTGTTGAAGTCTGGTTTATACCGAACCCGTTTGTTTGTGCAGGATTAAAGATGTAAACACTTTTTGCCAACTCAAATAATCCGTAGTCTGAATCGCCAGGAGTACTGTTTATGGTTTTTATAGCAACATTAGACGTACCACCATAGGGAAGACCTAAGGGGAATCTGGGTATAGCATCCTGGAAACGATCAGTTATAGTTGTTTGAACACTAGTTGCTTCTGATACATTATCTATCGCATTAACTGTTCTTACCGTTATTGTATAGTCGTCTGGGACTAAATCCGAAAATAAAAGTTCAGTTGTGTCCCTGCCTACCCTCATAGGATTTTCATATTCGGGTAAATTGTGTTCTACGATATATCCAAGTAAGTATTCGTATTCTTGACTAACCGTTTGATTATGTCTACCTCCGGTACTGTTTCTAACGTAAGCTTGTCCTGCTCCTGGCGGATCCCAAGAGACAAGTAAAGTTTCATGGGCTGTACCATTGTCTCTGCCATGACTTCTTGCTATTAGGTTTTCAACAGGCGGAACTATATCTGTGCTTAGCAGAGAAGGCTCTAAGTCTCCTTGTATGTAGGTAGTAAAATCTTCTTCTACAGAAGTCCACTTGCTGTCATAATGTTCAATACACGTTATATCATAGGTATTACCAGAGTTTTCAGAGATAGATAAAACTTTATATTCTTTTTTAGACCCTTGTACTTGTAGCCCAGTTTTTGTCTCTTGAAGAACCCACAAAGATTCTCTAGTAGGAGCCTCTGTAAATGCAGAGGTCACAGTGATAGAAGTTACAGAACTTCCAATTTGACTAGAGGTTACATCTTTTGTTTCTGTTCGTACATTAGCATTGAAGTCAAGTATTAAAGGTTCGGCTCCGGAAGACGCAGATACTTTAGCATTTACAGACTTTTCTTTAGTATCAATTACTGTTAAAGAGCCATCAACATAAGCTTGATGTATTAAATCTCCTGCCTCATAACTAACTCCGCCTATAGTAACAGCTTCTCGAGTAAATGCAGCAGGCTTAGGGTAGACCAAGCTTAGAGTATATGTAGATCCTGAATTCAAAAGAACAGTAGAGTCTAAAGGTATAGTAGTAGTGCTAAGAGTTCCTGTATTTGAAACTCGTCCGCCCAGTCTTACAGCGTATCTATCCGCATCTTGGATATTGATTATATCACCAGGAGCTACAAATGCACCTTCTAGGCTTGCGGAAAAGCTAGCTATTTCTTTCTGATTTGCTGCTGTCCATAGTTTCCATTTACCGTATCTTGTAGCTTGCCCTTCTGAAGTACAGCCGAAAGCAACTGCAGTTTCAGATATAATTCTGCCTGTATTGACTATATTTCGCTCATCTTCAACGATTAAAGGCTCCATCTTATAGTCTTTTGTTGGGTCATTCCAGTTTACAATAATTTGATTGCTTCTAGTTTTTTCCGAAGAACTCTCGTAGTTAAATGTACCATCTATTACATTAGTTTTATTGAATGTATAGACCGGAGCTGCTGGAGCATCAAGAGAAGTATAAAGCTGTCCATCTAAGTAGTAAAGTAAACCTAAAAAGTTAGTTGCTAAGTCTTTGAGAACTTTATAACTATTTGCCGCTTTTGTCAAGTAGGTGTTTAATGTAAACCTAGGCTCTAGTCCTCCTTTTCCATCGGGAACTAAGCCGTCACAATATCTTGCAACGCGGTAAAGAGCATACTTATCTATATCCACTTCTTTAATGAAGGAACCCAAACCGTACCTATTATTAGTAAGAATGTCATAGTAAATCCAAGCAGGGTTGTTACTATAAACTAATTCATCTCGAAAAGTTCCGTCCCAGTCTTGGTAATTGCTAGTAATAGCTCCCGTGCTTGTATTTCTATTATAAGAAGCTACTCCATTGGTTGCCTCTTCTCTTGTAACATAGTTTGAAGGTACTCTAACCATTTTACCGTATAGATCATAAGTTCTTTGAGGTATACCTTGATACTGCTTTGTGCTAAAAGCAACATTAGCTATAGCAGTATAAGGGTGGCTAAGTTTTTCATTTAGAATAGAAGTCACGCCCGCAAGACTACCTGCAGTAACATTTGTCCAGTCTTTGTAAGTGACACCTACAGATTTAAAACCAGGATCGTCATCTGTATCTAGTCTTTCTATTTTTACTTTGAAGTCTACAAAAGGGCGAAATCTTTCAAGATTTAAGTCGCTTTCAAAAGTTTTAGAGTTAGTATAGTTACCACTATGAGTTAGAGGATTTCTAATAATAGTAAAACCTCCGAAATCAGAGTCTCCTTCTTCTTTTATTGCTATACTTATTCTATACCTTATGTAGGTAGTTTTATCATTACCTTTACCGCTGATTGCTCTAAATCCTGCAGGATAAACAATACGCCATCTTACTTTGTCCACTTCCATAAGCTGAGCTTCTGTAAGACCGCAGTTACCACTCCCCACTAAAAATCGAGGAGTCCCCACCTCCATTTGCTCACTGATACTTCTACTAATTGCAGTAGAGGCTCTGTTATTCATGGGAGTTTGGTTTAGTGTGCCCGGTCTAAAATTAACAGTACCACCTTGTACTCGCTGAGAAGCCCTAGTGCCTACCTCAGAGATATCCATATTAACTACACTTATTTTATCCCAGCTATATGTCCCCGATATTCCTGTCCAAGCACTTGCAAGTGTTATAGCTGAGCCATTAGCACCTCCCGGATTTATATTTACTATTTTATCTAGTTCTAGTTTGTACGTTGCGTCATCGAGTCTGAAATCGTTATAATCACCAAAAGAACCGGATCTCCAAAGAGCCTCGGTACCGCTAACTCTACGCCATATAAAACCTTCTATAGGAAGGCCGTCAGGCGTAGTGCTGCTACCGGTCGGTTTAATACGCCCAGGAACTAAACTATCTGGTCTTGCTCGTTGACCAAGTGCGCTAACCATAGTTTGGGTAAAAGTACTCGAAGAAGTAGATAAACTTACTTTATGTCTAGTATCGTAACTACTTGTTACGTTTGTTTCCGCTAGGGTTCCTCCTCGTATTAATAACTGCGCTCCTAATGAGTCATTCACAACCAAGGGAGTAGTAGAAGTTGCATTATTAATTGTTGCTGATGTAGACCCGTTAGTAAGGGTGATAGTCATAGGGCCGTGAGATACACGTTGCCCTGACGCAGATACTTCGTGAATTCTGTCATTATTCAGGAATACGGAAGCTGAACCATCTACTAAACCTAGTATGGGGCCTTCTGAAATAACATCTGTAATCGAAACAAGCTGAGCATCTTGAGCGCTTGTACTAATTGTAGCAGCATTATTGCTGGATGTGCCTGTACCTCCTGGATTAGAATTACCGCTGTTACCTGTACCGGCACCACCACCGCCATTTCCGCCATGTCTCATTTTTATCTCCTACCGTTCGTGGGCTTTTTTAGAGCCTGTCTTTTTATGATGTGATATTGTATTACTAGAGGTGGTTGTTATTGATCCGTCTCCTCCAAAAATAGCCCCTGTATTTCTTTGGTATCCTGCTGCATTTTGAATATCTACACTTACAGGTCTGCCTGGCACTCTTAGTCTTCCATAAAGTATGGGAATAGGATCACCTTCCTGAATATTTTGCGCATTTCCATTGAAAGCATAGTTTTCTGGGCCCTCTCCGTCTACTGAAGGGTCTGGAGCCATCATTTGACTGATACCTGCCATTGCTAGATTTAATGCAACGCTTACTGCTGTCAAGCCCCCGATACTACCTGTAACCCCTATAAGGCTTGCTGCTTCTGTTCCTAATACAGGGAAGAAGTAAATAGCGGCAATTATAGCAATAGCTGCAAGTATCTTTCCGAATGCAGACTTAGACCCTGCTGGAATAATTGCTATAGTCACATCTCCTTCTTTTAAAGGAGTTAAAAGGTCGTCATCCTCTTCCTGCTCTCCTGCTGTCTCTACAGCAAAATCTATATTATTGTCATGGCATTCTCTGACATAAGCCAAGAAATCAGGTCTATTCGCATTAATGCATTTGAATACTTCAGTATAATTAGTCGCATTTATTCTAAAAACAGAACCAAACTGTTCGCCTAGTTCTCCTTGTAAATATACGTTACGCATCATGGCGATATACTCCTGTTATGTACTTTTTCCAAAATGGATATAGATTTTCTCTACATGATAATCTATTGTCTGCGTGGTGATAAAAAATATCCTCCCCTAAATAAACTCCACAGTGATTACCTACAGAGGCATTTACTGTGAATATAATAACATCGTTCTTTTCCATATTTCCTTCTACGGGCTTATACCCATAATCTTGAATTATTTCGTCTGTAAAGTAATCTAGTTTCTTCTCCCACCAATCGTCTTCGAAAGCAGCACGAGAAGGTATGTCTATATTTTGTGAAGCTAGATAGTCTCTCATTGCTTCGAAGCAATCAGAAACGCCAAATTCATATTCCCTACCATAAAGAGGTTTAGATTCTTTTTCAGGCTGTTGTACGTGAACATCCATACCAGGATAACTAAATATGTAGTAAGGAATTCCTATAGCATTACAGTGCTTTATGTCTGACTCGCTGGGGTCACAACTTGCATCAGGGTGACTGTGCACTATTCCTACTATATCACTTTTTCGTGATATGTTTAAATACTCTGTGGAATCCAGTATGAAATCGTCTTCATGTTCCGCAACATTAGTACAAGGAAACCACTGTAACTCACCCTTAGTGACAGCTAGCAAACCACACCCTTCTCGTGGATAATTCTCTTTAAAATGTTCTTCTATTTCATCTAAAAACTGTAACATAATTAAAACTTTACTGTGCCAGGGAAACCGCCAAAAGGTAAAACAGCAGAGCTGTCTGTTCTTGCATCTATTTTTACACCACTTGAGTTATCTCCTATTAAAGTCGCCCCGTATCTACACTTACAAGAGTGTAAAGTTTTTCCACACATTTCTTCTCTAATCCAATGCGGAGAGTTAAGAGCAGGAGCATTATTTATATTGCCCGAGTGTAAAGACCTCCATACCGAGGTTATAACTACACTATTAACAGTAGTGATATTGGCCTTGACTAAAGCCCCTTCTGCATAAGTAGTAGAGGAGCTATAGGTGGAATATCCTAGTGCTTCTACCCAAGTTCCATCATTTTCTTCAGGGTCGTTACTGCCACTGCTAGTATGCCCTACTTGTGCTCTATACCATTTATTATTGTACTTTCTATAAGATCCTTGTGTTATGGAGGCCCCGGAAGCCCAATTCGATACTCCATTTAAAAGAGTCTGAGTTAGTAAAGGCTGATCTTTTGCGTTATAGAATATATTATAGTCATATGGAGAAGAAGAAGGTATTGTGGACGATCTTGCCCTTACAACACTATCTGCTCTCCAAACACAACCCCCATTCTGTTCCAAAGCTTGTCCTTGATACATCCAACTGCAGAACTTACCTACGACTACACGTCGAGGTATAGTTACACCTTCCAGGTCGTATACAGCAGCTAGCTCAAACTTTATTGCCAATTGACTTTCGCCAGCAATTCTATCAACTCTGTATTTTAAAGTGGGCATCTCTACCGGAGGGCTGGCGTCTCCGGACTCTCCGTAGAGATATTTTTGTAACGTTTGTCTACGAATAACTGTTGCGCCCACCACTTCATCATAATCTGTGACACCTATAGTATCTTTTAGAAGGGAGCTCACATTGGCTATTGTTATTGTGGGTCGTGCGGACGCACCTGTTGAGGTAACTTCTACGCCTTCAATTGTCATAGGGATAGCTTTATAGGTACGTATATTTGAAGGAACTTCTTTGTCCCTCATCTGTACATCTTCAAGGTCGTCACCAATACCTTCACAAAAGTAAAAAGTATTACCATTCTGAAGTAGTGTTATTTCAAAGAGACTAACAACGCCACTATCGACTGTAGTGCCTTGTACGTCTGTTGCTATTAAATTGGTCATGCTTCGTATACTCGCCTTACGCTAACGGTTAATGAATAAAAGTTTCCGTACAAATATGTAGTTGTGTACGTATCAGAAACTACTTTAATTTCTCTTTCTCCTACACCTGCATCACCTGCAGGGTCAGAAGTTACATTTGAATCTGGAATAATTAGAGAAAAAGCTGTTACGCCTTTTTTGCCATCTAAAAAATTAACAACATCGTCAATGAACTCTTTCTCTCTGTGTTGAAATTGTAGGTTATATGTTTCTCCTATAGAGTTTAAGCCTCTAACTATTCGTTGCTCATAGCCGTCTCCAAACTTTGCGACACTAATATTGTGCTTCGTTTGTCTATTTAATCCTTTATCAGGGATTGCGTAGTTTGATCCTAAGTATTTAAAACCTACAGTCATTATGCTACTCCATATGGGTTAAGTATTCCACCCGATCGTTTTTGATTCTGTAATTCATTTTGTACGGCAACTGCGATGGCTTTTCCTAGACGCTCTTGGTCCGCTCCACCATCGTTTTGCTCTGTTTGAGCACTTGTATTACCCGCTTCGGTTGAAACATTTACAGTTACGTTTGAAACGTTTCCTCCAGAATTCTTCATTTCAACAGGTATAGATCTGCCGTTAGGTAGAGGTACTACTGCTTCTGTACCATGTAGCATTGCTGGATAGCCTCCTTGAGACCCTTTCGCAACACCGCCACTTCTATAGCTATTTTGTTTCTTCCCTTGCTCAAATACTCCGCCATTTCTACCTCCGTCTAGTCCTAGGAAACTACCGAAACTTGTCGTGCCTAAAGTACTTTCTAGCAGTTTCATTACTAACATTTTAGTAATCATTTTTGCAATATCTGCAAGTATAGCTTTTGCCATATCTGCAAAGGCTTGTTTTGCGGACTTAGTTCCGTCTATAAGGGAGTTAAATGCACTTTCCATATTACTCTGTAAAGAGTCGCCAATCTTTAATCCCATTTGAGCCATTTCGTCTGCGGCCTTTTCAGCTGCATTCATTTTAGCTTCTGCAAGATCTATTTCTCTCTGCCCAGCATCCATTGCTTTTTGGTGTACTGCCATTGCAACTTCGTCACCAATCAAAACCTTCTGATTTTTTAGGTCCTCCATTGCATTCTTCTTTTCGTCTAAAGCAAGAATAGCTTCTTTATGTGCTATTTCAAGTTGTTCTCTTTGCCCGAAAGCAGAGTTTAAATTTGCACCCGCATCGACTTTGGCAATTGCATTAACACTTTTTTCGTTTGCAATACGCTTTTCTTCTGCTTCTACTGCTTTTAAATCTGCAATATACTGATCGACCCCCTTTGCTGCTTTGAATCTCTCGTCTATCTTTTTCTGAACATCGGAAGTTAATCCTAGTTCTTTACCCGCGTCTGCCGCAGAGGTTCCTAGTTTTTCTATGTTTTGTACATAACTTAGTACGGCCTCGGAGCTTGCTCCTTTAAGAGCCGAACTCATGTTACCTAGTTGATTATGGGCTTCTTCAATATTGCGGTTAAACTTACCGGCATTCTCGGTCATTTCTGCAACCGCTGCAGTATTACCAGAAGTTACAGCTTTATGAAATGCAGGAGATATTTTCTCCAAACCCTTCATTTCAAGTCCAATTTTCTTTAGACCTTGTGCGTAGAGTTCAGCATCTCCTTTAGGAATCATGTTACCAAGCTCGTTTTCCTCCATTCTAGGCATGAGCTCATCTAGTTCTCTCAACATATCCAAAACAGGAAGGCTTTGCATAGTACTAGCTTTAGCCTTGTCTGCCTTTAGAGGATTATAGTCTTTATCCTCGGTATTAAACACTTTACCTGCAACGATAGTATCTAGTTCTTTTCCTAAGTCTTTTGCAGTGTCTCGTATTGCTTTCAAACTTTCGTTATAGCCTGTCGCTTCTTCTCTCTGGGTCTGCCACGCATCTGCCATCGCATAGATACCTGAACCTTTTATGCCATCTTCTATTGACTTTCCTAAATCATCTCCAAAAGTAAAATCTTCGGACATTTCTAGTTTAGCATCCAGAATAGGTATTTTGTTGATCTGCTCTTTTAAGTAGTTTACAACCGCAATAGCCTTATTTGCCATACCTTGTACCATGCTTAGGGTAAACTTAATAACTTTGATAATTCCATCAAGCATAGTTCTAGGAGAGTTTACTACTGCCATGATCATATCATAGATCATCTGAATAACCCCTAGAATAACAGTGCCTTTCATAGCCAAGTTCATAGCTTTGCCTGCCATAGTGGCTGCTCTGCCTACTATTTTAAATGCGCCTGCTAAAGTTCTCTTGAGGACATTTCCTACAACTTTTGCTCGTAGTCCTATACGTTTAAAGACGCCTATTATTTTTTGACCTGTAGTCCGTGATTGGGTTTCTGATTTCTTTAAACCACTTCCAATCTCTCTTGCAATATCTATACCAACTTCTTTAAAGATACCTTTGGTAATTTTTCCGTGTGCTTTGTACTGGGCTTCGGCTGACTTAAGAGCTTTCTTTAGATTAGATTTATCTGCTCCTTTCATTTCGCCAGACGCTGCTCTTTCTAGTACTTTTGAAGTAGAACCTGCCTTTACGGCTTTACCGGCCCCTGATTTTACTTCTTTCGCTCCTTCTTCTCGTAGGCTGGCGGCTGCTTGTTTGGTCTTTTTGATTTCTTCTGCATGAGCTGCCATCGCGGCCTTAGCTTCTTCTGCTTTTACCTTTTGGTTTTCAAAAAACTGTGTAATAGCTTCTTTTGCCTCTGAGACAAAGGGCATATTTTTTATGATGCCCATACCAATTGCTCCAAAGAATAAAGCAGCTACAGCCGCATTTTGGTTAAGAAAACCTGCTAGAGCTTCGAAGGGAGGGAGTATAAAACCTGAGAGTGTTTTGGCTAAATCATTGAAGGTAGCAGCTAGCTGCATGAAGGGGTTTGCTTGTCCTTCTGCGTCTCCCACAACTTTATTTAGCTGTTCCATAGTCTCTAAGTATACTGCTTGTGAAGCATCGGCAGACGAAAGAGCGTCTGCTGAAATACCTAAAGATTCTGCATATTTTCTTTTTGCGGTTTCTAGTTTAAGGGTGATACCCAATTCGTCGAGTAATTCAGGCTCTGCTTTTGACACACCTCTTGTTAATCGATCAAAAGAATCTGTAAAGTTTCGTCCTAGAACATTGGAAACTTTAAGTGCACCTTCCGCCATTTCATCCATTTGCTCGGAAGAAAAACCTTTAGCTAGTCCCATTGCGGAAGCTGCTGCGGCAGATTGAAAGTCTAGCATTCCTTTGGAAGCTGATCTTAGTTTATTGGTGAGACTCTCCATAGCGATACCACTATTTTGAGCGAATTGAACCTGACTTTGTTCGAGAAGGGCTACGTCTGCGGCATTCTTTAAGAAGTTAAATGCGGCGGATAAAGCAAATACACTAGCTGCAAAAGTTGCATAAGCGCCTACTAAGCCACCCATACCTTGAGCCATTTTTGAAAAGTTTTTAGTACCGTTTGCAGAAGCCTGAGCCGCTCCTTTGAGATTACGGTCTGCAGTTCTGGCACTAGTTGAAGTTTTGTCGAGTGCAGCTGCGGCTTTAGTTGCATCTTTCCCGATAGCTTTTAAGCTACCGTCTTCCATGACTTTAAACTTTACTGTTATTGTATCTGCCATTAGCCTTTCACATTATGGGTGTACTGTTTTCCACCGCTCGCAGACTTTCTTTCCTCTGCCTTTCTTTTTCTTTCTGCTTTATCTGAGTAGTGCTTGACTATTATTCCTTCATACATTTTCATTATGTATAAAACTTCTGCTTTATCTTCTACATCGAACAACTCAAATAAGTACTGTAAATTATTCCAGGATTTGCCCATGTACTGTCCCGACATTCCTTCGAATCTATCTTCAAGGTAGCTGAATATAAAAAATGCCACTTGGACCTCAGAGGGAAAGTCTGAGATCTCGAGCGGCATCTTATTGGGGTCTGGCTCTTGTCCAAGTTGCTCACATATAGATAAGTATTTATCTATGTCAATGGATTGATCGTCTTCTTTTACGAATCTTTCAAGTAAACCCCGTATCTGGCTTACTTGTTTCCAGTAAAATTTTCCAGTTCACTCACAGTCTCTGTAACCCATGTATCAAATACGCCAGAGTTCTTCATAAGTAATTCGGAATTTTCTTGTGTGTGAGGCAATACATCATCTGCGTCAAGTGCCGAGACATCTACCAATAGAAGCTCTTCTAGGTAACGATACTTCAGGCCTGACCATCCTTTGATTACTGCCCTGCAATACTCTACTAAGAATTTATCCTCATCTAGAATTTCTTCAGGTTGATGAGTCTTTTTATTGAACTTGTTAGTTATACACTTCTTTCGTAGCTTTACTAGTTCTTCTCGTGCTAAATAACACAATTCTACTGACATACCTTTAAAGCCGGGGAAGTCAATTGCTACGGTTTTACTAGGGGTCATAAGACTCGCTAGTGAAATTGGTTGGGTTTCGTTCATTTTATATCCTTTATTGTAAAGTTGTCTAAATAAAACAGGGGTGAAAAATCACCCCTGCTTCGATTTTCTATTTCATAGTATAGTCGAAATG